GAGGGGGTTGCGTGTACCCCAGACCCGCACGCTTCGGGTTGACACCCGCGTCGGCCAGCAGCCATGTCGGGGGCAACGCAGTAACGGCCATTCGGAAGAACGGGAACCGGTTGTCTGCGCCTTCATAGAACAGGTACTGGATGTTGTTCGGGCCGGTCACGATGAACGGGTCCGCGACCTGGTCAACTTCCCACTTGGTCTTGCGAGTGCCGACCGGGTAGCCACCGTTGCGCAAGGTCCAGGTGTCTGTTGTCAGGCTCGGACTCGTGGCGACGAACAGGTCTGTCGGAAAAGCGGTTCGGCCCCACCCAGTGCCGTGGAACACGTGAACCCACTGTCCGTTCTCGAAGAACAGTTGACCACAGGACGCACTGCCGTGGTATCCCGGTTTCATTGTCAACAGAGGCTTGACAACGTTCGTGAACGTACCTGTGGGGGTCACGCACGAGAGCACACCGACCTGCCATGCGTTCGTAAACCCTTCACCAGTCAGCGTGTCTGCGAAGATGCTCTCGAGCATCATGTAGTACACCCCGTTGGACTTCACGACGCACGCATTGCCGTTGGAGCTCACGCCACCGTAGGGGCCTGTGAATACCGTGACGTTGCCAGCCCACACCGTAGGTGTGCTGATGGACGCAATGGCCACGCGAACGTTCTGCGTGCTCAGCTGCGTGTAGTAGCAGTACAGCACCGACCCTTCTACGTACACGAAAGAGTGAGCACAGTTCCCTGACTCACCACCGAACGTGTTGCCGATGCACGACACTGGATTGGACCAGTTGGTCGGGACCGTGGGGTCGCTGTTGTACGGGCACGAACGGTACTGCAGATAGCCGCCGAGCGTGTACCTCATGTTGTACTGGTTGTTCGCAACCCAGATCGAAGCCTCCTGACCATCGAACAGGTCGTACCGGTCACCGGCATGCGGACTCATCTGGCAATTGGCGATGCTGGTGTCCGGGAAGACGCGGGTGCCGTTTGGCAACGACAAAGCATACGCGTTGTCGTTGGGCGTGGTCAGGTCATCGGCTTCGAAGCCAGCAGCGCGGAACGCTGCGTCCTCGGCAGCGTTGGACGGGTAGAACCAGCCATCGGGCGAAGCGTCCTTGCGGCCAGTGGCCAGACCGGTGCTGGTCGCATAGACCGGGAGACGATAACGGGTTGCCATGATCAGGATCCTTTTCCAGCGAGTTGTTTCATGTAGTTCAGCATGCCCATATTCTTCTGCCTCAGGAGAGGCTCAAGAGCGTAGCGCACTGCATCCCAGATGTGGTTGTGCTTGTCATCTACATCGGTCGTTGGCTCCTTCGTCAGCCGGTCGACTTTGTATGCGTAGAGCCGCGCCTCTTCCTGGGCGTGCTTGCAACGGGTGTGGATTACGATGCATTCGAAGCTCTTCAGGAACTCGATGCCGTCTTCGACGGAACCGGGCCACTTCTGCGCGCCGATCACATTGCCATAGCCGTGTCGCTGCAAGTACGATATTGTCTCAGGTCTCGCACTGTCTGCCCGGATTGGCCTCTTCTTGCTGCCTGTCACCCCTGGGAAGGTGTGGCCCTTCTTGGTCGTGCCACCCTCGTAGAAGGCAGGCATCTCATCAGTCTCGACCCCGTGCGCGTAGGCCTCCTCACTAATGTAGAGTCGGTTGTTGTGAATGAACACCTTGACGAGCGTGCTGGGGTCCACGCTGAAGCCGAAGTCAGCGCCGAAGTACGGACCGTCCCAGTCAGGCTCAGGCACGAATGCTTCGATCTTGTAGCGTCCGCGGAAGATCTGCGCTGCGCTGTTCTTGCGGTACTGCCCACCCCACACGTGATCGGCCGCCTCGGGGTCGATCTTGTACAGGTAGTCCTTCTCGGCGCGTAGCTCCTCAGGGAACCACGGGTTGTCTTGCCACCCGATGTCGATTACGATGCTGTTCGGCGGTACGTTCTGAATGAAGCGTCGGCTGGTCGGGTCCGTCTCTTCGTCAGGGTTGAAGCTAATCCAGATCTCGCTGCCGGGCTTGCGGATGGTAGGGATCAGCACCTGCCACGAGTAGTCGGACACCTTCTCGGCCTCCTCCACCCAGCAGATGTCGATGCCTTCCATCGACTTGATCTTCGTGACGTTGTTGCGTATGCCTGCGAATATGAACTCAGTGCCAGTGATGATGTTCCGAATGGACGTCTTCTGTACGTCGTACACCAGTGACAACCAAGGGTCGGCCGCTACTTGGTCGCTGAGTAGCTTGTGCACTGACTCCGTGATAGATACCTGTAGCTCGCGTGCGCACAGGATGCGGAGCTCGCGCTCGGCACCCATCGTCAGCAAGATCTTCGCGAAGCCCCACGACTTCGCGCCGCCACGCCCACCCTTCACGATCTTGTACCGTGACTTGTGGAACATGCGCTCCAGCTTGCGCGGGAGCCTCAGCAGCGGTGCAGGAAGCTCCTGGGGCGTGGGTGGTGGGGCTGCTGCTAGGTGTGGGTATAGGTCATGGGCAGCACGGGTTGCGCGCCACAGGGCAAGATCTGCAGCACCCATGCCTAGCGCACCCCGTTATGCATCAGCGAGTAGTGGTTGCCATCAGGCTTCGGCCGACCTTGTCCGTCCAGGAACCGGCCACCCCACGACCCACCTTGAGCCTCCCACCATACGCCGAACTGCAGATGGTCTGACGACAACGACAGGTACGTGCCGTTCTTGTAGAGGTTGATGTCCGCTGCTAGACCAATCAGGTGCAGGCTGTTCGAGATGCCTGCGCCAGAGGTTGCGTTCGCGTTGGCTTCTGCCTGCGTGCGCTTGACCTGGTCCAGTGCGCCGTCGTAACCCTGGGACTTCATATACAGCAGGAGGTTAGCGATCATCAGACTGAAACGACAACGCTTCTGGCCAAGGGTCTCGGTCATGGGGTGTCCTTCGGTGCAGGAGGGTCGACGAACTCAATGCGGAACGGGATGGGCTTGCCGGACTCGCCAGGAGCAGCGCCGCCACCAAGCGGGTTCTTCAGCTCGATGCTGCTGATCTTGCCGTGCAGGTACGGTGCGGCCTTCTCTGCGTAGGGTGCAGCAGCGATGCTGCCACCCAGCAGGTAGGCGCGACGCATGGCCATGATCAGGATGTCCAGCGGTGTGGCATTCGGAGGCAAATCGTCGTATTGCTCTTCCGGGATGTTGCGCTTGCCAGCGGCGATCTCGTCGGCGACCTTGATGGACCGCGCACCGGCCATGCCAGTGACACCGGGTTCGGTGGTGCCAGCAGCGATCTTCTGCGAACGCTTGCGTGCTGCTCGCTGAGGCTGCTTCTTCGGAGGGGCTTTGGTGACCATGTGATGGAGTGAGTGCAGGAGGGACGACGCCGGGAACTTTGCCCGTGCATGTGGGGGTGTGCAGAGACCCCCACGACCAAAGCTCGTTACCGAGCAATGGACACGTGCTTCTGATCATCCACTACCCAGCGTACCCCTGCATGCCCGTGCTGGCACAGTCACAGCGTCATGGAGGGAACCGGTGCCGCTAATCGTGACCGGTTCCGGCGACAAACGAAGCTCTCAATGACACAAGAGCCTAGCAAGCCTATGCACAAGCGGCAACGCATCCACCGGTTCCGGGTAGGGGTTTAAAAACCCCCCTACCATGGAACCGGTTGTATGATGCTTTAGATGTTCCTCCAATCGGTTCCATGGAACAGGTTGAAGGAACCGGTCACGATTGCGCCTACGCTTTGGAGCCCAGCGCAGCCTCGCGGGCCTGGAGCCAGCCCCTACCCACGGGGGTGATACGGAAGGTCGCTGCACCCCGTGCGCCAGCCTCCTCCTCCACCCAGTCGTGGTCCGCGTACTCCTGCATCAGCTCACGGATGCGCCGCTTGTGGACGCGTGCCCCCGTGACAATTTGCGACATGCTGACGAAGTCGTCGCTTTCCTCCAGGAAGCGTAGCACCGCAGCAGCCGAGGACATGACCCTGAACTGCTCCGACTGTTCCACCTGACGGGCCTTGGCTTCCTGCAGCTGGACGGCGTCCAGCTTGACGATGTCTGGGCGTGGCATGAGGAGTGCTCCTTTGCGTTCGAATACATGCGTTCCCAACGATGCGCTGTAGTTGTGCTTGACGTGCTTGAATAC